TATTTACCCATAGTAACGGAATTGCGCAAACGAGAGCCTTTTTGCTGACTAAGTAATTGCACGTTGGTTGTATATTGTTGTACGTAGTTAGTTGTTACGGCTTGAGACATGATGAGTGCTCCAAAAAATAATAGGTAAGATCATATTTTTCGAAGGTCTTGCCCTTGCGGGGAACTTCTACCGTTTTCGATACGGCAAACGTTGTATTTCGGAGCTTTTGGCTAAGCTTATCCGAGATAATTCACTTTTCAGCGACGCCATTGATATAATTTTCAAATTCTTTAGCTCTATTGCACAAATATAGCGGATCTTTATCATGCCTATAGACTATTTTTAGCAATTCTATCCTAATTTCAGTCATTTGTGTAGTGCTATTATCCTCTTCTAGGAGAGGATTTAAGCTAATAACATCTCTTTTTTGTGGTGTTAGTGAAAAGTTTTTATTTTTCATTGCGCGCTCTGCATTGTAAATAATTCATTTAGCTCGGCAGCTTTTGCTTTATCGCCGTTTAAGTATGATTTGCGCCATTCCGGATTTGATTTCAATTCCTCAATGCGCTGAGTTGCTTGAGCTGGTGTTAATGCCATACTTACACCACCATCATGAGTTTTATGCTCACTGAGGCCAGCACCAATAGAATAAGCAAAATTAAGAAATGCTTTAGTGCCTATTGCACCCTCAATAGCATCCATCATTGCAGCCTGAGATTCTCTTGAGTCGGCTTTTAAAAACTCATTAAGCCCACGCTTAGCAATCTCTATTCTAGAGTCATAAGCCTTGCCCCACTCACTTTTAATATCGTTAAAATCTTGGTCTGATTGAGTTTGTCGGGCTTTTTCTTGAGCTGCATAAACAGTTTCTTGGTAAGAATTCCAATCCTTAACAATACCTTCAGCGGATTTTGCTGGCACGCCGTGGTCATGAAACCACTTGGCAGCTGTCTTTGAAAATTCTGGGTCAGCGCCTTCTGGTAGCGGAAGCTTGTAACCTTCAACTGTTTCCGGAACCCCAAGCTTTTGATTAAAAGCCTTGACTTGCTCTGGCGTTGAGTTCGCATCCGGAACAACTAGCGTTCTTCCTGCTTTATCAAATCCTATTAACTTCTCTAGATGATAAGCTGACTCAACAGCCGCTAGTGGATCTTTCCAGCCCTTGGCCTCTGCCCATATGCGAGTTGGCTCGTTCTGAATGCCCGTGTACCATGCGCCATTTGCAGCCTCAGTGGTTGCAGGAGCTTGGGTGGCAGGTGCCGCCGCTTCTGTTGTCATTGCTTCTGTTGCGCTACTCATCATCAAGACTCTCTTTAAGTTTAATTAATTGCGACTCATCTAAATTCAAATGCCCTGCTATGCGCCAGAAAACTTCTTGTTTCCCAGCCAATAAACCTGTTGCATAAGTATCCGTTTGTCCATTAGAACCAACAACAATACACGGGTCCATTGGACGACAGAATCGTTTTAAATCAGCTAATACAGCTTGGCCACTAATACTATTAAATGCGGCCTTATAAAACGATACGCGCTTTATAGTGCGATAGTTAAAAATCATGCAAGCATGCCATCACGATAAAGAACACCCTTGTCAGTTACTACGGCTGACAAATCAGGCCTGTTTTTAAACATCGCCTTAGCTTCTTCAATAGTAGGATGAACCTCAATGACATCATCATCTTTTTTAGTTATTTCTTTTTTGCTCATATTAACCCAACCCTAAGTTTGGTAGTTGTTGAGAAGGAGCTGATGCGGATAAAGCGCTAGCTTGTGCGAAATCTTTTGCAGAGCTAGCGGCTACTGGAGCAGCAGCCAATAGTTGTTGCATTTGTTGCTGTGACGCATCCTCTTGTTTCTTAGCGTCAACCTCTTCATCAGACTTAATCAATGAAGCCGGAAGCCCATTGCTTTTTGCTAACATTGAAGCCATGGCATCAAGATCAAATCTATGCAACACACTAGCGTCGATCTGAGCTAGCGGTGCTATAGCTTGTATAGTGTTCAGTATAGCAACGCCTTGCCCAGCCGCCTGCGCTTGGTTAAGTGGGGAATTATACTCAATATGATGCTCGCCACCATTATAATAGTAATCTTTTAAAATCTGAGGCATCTCTGGTAGTTGGTTTGAATGCGCCAATATGTCTAGCTCTCTATCCGTTAAAGCACTCAATAGCTCATTCTGAATGCGACCGACTTCGGGAAATAAAAGCTGCCCCTTCTCCTGAGCTTCCAGCATTGCTTGAGTTGCTGTGATGCTGGGACCATCTTTTAGGATATTAAATAGAGTGACAAATAGAGCATCATCAATGACTTTGCGAGTGTTCATTAGGAGTTCTTCGCCGAAATCAGGTTTCCCGCCCGTATTGAACGCTTTAACCCTATCTCTACCTTGGTCATCAATGGCACCGAAGTTAAGCGCATTAGGACGAAGGTTAAATGCTTGTAATGATCCGTCATCAGAAAGCATGATTGGAGGCTGAACAACGAGCTGGCCCGCACGCAAAATAGTTTTCATCATTTCATTAGCGGTTTTAATTGACGGAAGCACCCGCATAACACGAGACCTACCGTAAACTTCCGATGATGATGTTTCTGCTCTTACTACAGCAAATGGAAATACTCTGAACCCGCCTTCATCAATAATCTTGCGACCTTCATCGACTGAAATATAGCAGCTCCAATAATCCATGCCTCTATAATCACGCGCCTGTGCAACCTTGAATTTGTTTGGCTTAACGCAATGCAAAAACCAAAACTTCTTATTCGGATCTGTTTTTAAACAGGCGCGCATATTTTCCGGCAACTTATCTTCGCCAAACTTGGTCGCCGCTTGATGCGCCGTCCACTGGAACTTACGGTGCAGAGTATCAACCATACCGTATGCATCTTCAGAAATGTAGCATTGGTGCAAGGCTAATGATTTGTAACGAATTCCGCCGCCGACCATATCATCTACAAACATAATCCCAGTGCCGTAAAGACCAACATCCTTAATTACGGAAGCCACCTGGTCCTGAAACTTAGACTTTGCTGAGTATCGATGACGAAAAAGAACTTTTATTGTTTTTTCATAAAATCGCTCGACTTCAGCGTTATCTGTAAATTCTTCGTCTTGAATAATGAGTTTTTGATATTCTTGATTTGCAGGCATGGCTACAGATATAACGCATGCTACAAATTTCGGCAAAGCAGCTGGAGCCGTATCATCGAAAATCTTTTCGTTGCGCTTTTCGCCATCTGTTCTTGTTTGATTTTGAAAGTAATTATTGATGGGATCTACGCGCTCAGCACATTCTCTCCAGTGCTGCTCCCATACAGCACGAGCAGACGCTAACTGTTCTTGTTCTCGAAGACACTCTTCAGCGCGTGAATCCATAATTAACCTATGCGATACCAAGTTGTGTTAGCTAGGCGATATACGTATTTTGCAAACCCACCTGCGGCTAAAGCGGTTAGTGCTCCAACTACAGTGCCTCCACCCATTGTTACAGCAGTCACGATTTGAGTGCAAGAAATCTCGACTCGGCCGCCATCAGTTAAGCCAGATGAAGGAAAGTTAACCGTTAAAGCTGTTAACGCACCTGCGGGCTGCAAAACTAAGCTTGTGTTGACCGAACTTATCGAAACGGTAGCAGCATCAACTGGAGTAGAATATTGCAGTATGTTTTTTGGCTCTGAGTTTTGCGGAGCCATCGAAAAATCTAATGGCATATTAACCGCCTTCGTTCGTTGGAATACTAACAACCCACGCTTTTAAGCTGGGCGCAGTAGAGCCAGATAGCGTTACTCTAAGCCTTCCAGCCGGCGCAGTAAACCCGCCAACACCGTTTGCCGTAAACGTTACACCAGCGCCAATGTTAACCCACGTAGCGCCATCTGGAGCTTGTATTTGCAAAGCAGCTGAGCCACCACCGAAGGTGCCAACAGCGAAAAAACTACCGTTTCCACCTTCGTAGTCAATCCAGCCAGGCGAAACAGGATAACTACCGTCAACAGTGATTGTTGGTGTAGCAGTAGCGCCATCAGCGATTATAAATTGTTTACGTCTAGCCATGATTACATACCTAGTAATAT